CAGATAAAAACGAACCGTTCTTTGGTTTAGCAGCGATAAAGACTCTACCATACTTAGGAGGTGTCAACTCTTCACCACCAAACGCACTTATTGATTCTATATTAGGGTGCACGGATGGAACTATTGCTTCATAGTCACTTGCTGTGACTGCTCTATGCTGTGATGAGTACAATCTAGGAGCATAATACCTTACACTACGCAAATCCTCTATATCATCACCATTTTCTGACGGATACTGTGGAGACAATATGGTATCAACATTTGTTTCAGTTGCACCATCCTCATTTGTTATTACACCTGCAAAATTTACTCTACTTACACCATTTCCATTTTTACCCTCTGTCTTGATGTATGATATATCAACTATGTTACCATTATCTAACTTAGCACCAAAAATACCATCACCAAAGAGAATCTCATACTTCTCATCAGTGGTTTCTTGTAAAAGATATATGTTTGATGTTGATGTCACACCTATTATATTATCTACTAGAGTATACGCAGTGCCAGTAGTGCTTGCGTTGTTCTCTTTGACGTTTACTCTTATCGTTGATGTGTCTACACCATTATTGGGTAAGATAAATCTTTGATTGGGTTGAGAGTCATTGATTACAAAAGAAGACTTAAGATACTGACCTTGGAATATCTCTACACTTCCTACTGCTTCTCCTTCACTAGAAGTGCCAGTGACCTTTTCTGGTATTGAGAATATGTAATTTACATCTGACACTGTGCCATTTGCCACCACACCAGGTTCAATACCAAAAGTTGTAGTTGTAGTTGTAATCCCTATCATACTGTAATCTACGAGCATTTTCGCTGCTCTCTTTGATCTAGGAACGTAACCTATATTTCTTGCTAGAGAAACTACATTTTCTCTAAGTGTCGCACTGTCAATGAATGTCTCATTGACTATCATATTGCTGTTATACGCTGTTGTATATGAATTATACGCTAATAAATTTACTATAATCGACAGGTTAGATCCCTCGAAATCCATATCCGAGAAACTAGAGTTTTCTCTCAGATAATCTTTTATAGAAGATTTTATATCTTCAAAGTTTAGGTTTGTAAATTGTTGCAGTGCCATTATAACCTAGTTGGTTCGAGAATAAAATTGACTGATTGATTGGGTGCATTTAGTCCAACAATATCATAAAATATAGTTACATCAATTGAGTTTTCATCTGGTGTAGAAATAAATTTTACATCTGTCAGATTTACTCTTGGTTCAAAGTTCTTGATCGTTGTTTCAATCTCTGATCGAATTGGATCAGTATAATCATTATTGGCGAGTTCAAATAAAGAACCACTTATACGAGTTCCTAATAGATTATTGAAAAACACCTCTCCCAACTGTATGCGAACTAGATTCTGTACAGAACGTTTTATAGCATCTTCATTTTTCAGCACAAGAATATCATCCGTTACGGGATGTTTTTTAAAAGATAGTGAAATATCTTTGAATCCTTGTGAAAAAGTCTGTGCTGGCACTAGATCTTTATAGTCTGGGTATATTTATCATTATTTAGAGCAAAAAAAAGACCCTCTATTGAGGGTCGTCTTCATGACCAAGGTATCTGACCTCTATTTCATCAGGATGTGGAAACCCTTCCTTGTAATAATCATCTGCCAATTCTTGCACTTTATCCTCCATCTCTTCCTCAGTAATTGACTTAAACTCTAGCGATCCTTTGATGTATATGTCATACAATTCCATATTAGTTATATTACTCATCGGAAGTATCTATATGATTCTAGTTTTCTCGTGACCAACTCTACACTGCGGATCTATCCATATTTCATACCCTGCTTTGATTGCATCAAGACAGAATGAGACATCTTCACCACACATATCTTGAACTTCACCAGAATCAAATACTTGCATCTGTGGAGCAAACCAAGGATACTTCATTTCTTTATTTTCAAAAACACCTTTCTTGATAAGTAACCAACCAAACCCAGAGTAATCAACAGTAAATGGTTTACGTCTTTTTACTATACCGTCTACCATCTCATGATTCATCACACCACCATTTTCTTTGAAATCATCTTCTTCTAACCAGTGTGCACATGATGTTGTTCTACCATCTTCTGTAGCATACCAACCACCTGCAATATCTTTGTCCATCGCAAGCACTCTGTAGAATGCTTCATTAGAAAACACTATATCACTATCAATCCATAGTTGATAGTCGTAGTTGAGTTTACCATCCCAAGGTAATTGTTCAGGTCCTCTCAATACGTTTGCACCTAGAACCTTGCATCTAGCAAAGTTGACCATAGAACTATAGTCTTGTGCTATTTGTATATTTGCTCCGTTCTGTACTAATTCAAAGCAGAGTGATACAAAATTCTTTAGAAAGATATATGATACACCTCGACCAGGTAAACAAAATACAATACTTTTACCTTTGATGAGTTCTTTAGCTGCTTCAATATCGAAAGCGTCCTCATTTGCAATTGGTGATTTAGAAACCACCTTAAATCCTTTAGCCATAATTAGAGTTCAGTCATAATCATTATAACACTTTATATAGCGTCTATCAACTCAATGATTTTATCTGCTATTTTTATGTGACCTTCCGCACTAGGATGCCCACCCTCAATACCTCTAGCATAGTTTTCTGGTTGCTTAAATTCCATACCAAGTAACTCTTTCTGTATGTAAGTTGGATTGTAGTCTGAGCACATCCCTCTCCAATATCCTACATGACCTTTATAAAAATTTTGAGGGTTTACAATAATTTGTTCAAAATGATCTGCAATCAAGGAGACATACTTTTGACCAACACTCTTACAGTACGTGTCAAATAAAAATATATTCTTCCACATATTTTCAGCAGCCATCACATCATTGTAAACAGACACGTAGTAGTTTCTAAGTTTTTGAGATTTTTTTGCATCCTGTGGTGTCCAATTCTCTATCATGTTGGATTGATTATTAAAATATTCTATTCTAGGATGAACAGTATATTGTATAACCACTACATCATGTTTTGTAGTTTGTAGGTATTTTATTGTATTTCTAACGATAGTATCGTTACTGATACCACATTCTGATAAATTTACATGTTTTGTATCATAATGTCTTGACACAAGAGTGCTATATCTTTCAGCATACCTCTTTTTTAGTTCATCACCCCATGTGATACTACATCCACTAAAACACAGTGACATCTTGACTCATACCAAATAATTTTATATAGTTGATGTCAACTTACCTATAATATAATCTGCGACTTTCCTATGACCTCTGCTGTTAAAGTGGGTCAATATATCTTTTTTATTATCATTGTAATAGTATTCTTTATTACAGAAAAGTCCTAATAAAGATTTTTTTTCTCCGAAGAATCTATCATCCGACACGGTTTGTATTTCACCGTTACATTTTCTTCTCCACAAATTATTTACTTTTACATCATGATACTGAAGTAGTAATAAAGGAATATTCTTTTTTTTAAACTCCTGTTCCAAAATATATCTGTTTTTATAAAAATTCAAACGTCCCATATCATCATTCAAACGCAAAAGGTCATCATAATATTTTTCATAAAAATTTCTATCAAGACTAGGATAAAATTTTCTACTGAAAGTCACTCTTTGACAGTGGGTCAACATTATAATTGCGTAATCGCAAGAATTATTTTCTAAAAATTCTAATGATCGTAATACAATTTGGTCATTACTCGCACCACCTCTTGCGTTATTCAAATGATCTGCTTTGAAATGATTGCTTACTAGGGTTGAGAATCTATCACTCTCACAATCATCCAATTCCATACCCTTTGTATAGGAGCAACCATCAAAATACAGAAACATCGTACTTTTTTGAAAATAATTCTACATCTTCCCAAGTATTGACCATAGGTTTTCCCTTAATGTTCAAAGATGTATTTAACAATACAGGGCAACCTGTACGTTTGTACCAGCACTCTAGTATGGGTCTTAGAATGCTCTCTGAGTCTTCTGGTACTGTTTGTACCCTAGCAGACCCATCGACGTGTATACAGGCAGGTATCGCCTTTGGTTGTTTGCATTTATAAACGTAAGACATATACCTTGATTGTTTAGGCATGTCGAAGTAATCTTGACAGTGCTCTTCAAGTATGGCAGGTGCAAAAGGTCTGAACAAATCTCTCTTCTTGATCTTGTTTACTAAATCTTTTGTTTCTGCTTGTCTCGGATCCGCCAATAGACTTCTATTACCGAGAGCACGAGGACCGAACTCAGCACGGCCATTCGCAACCCCCACGACTCTTTTTTCGAGGAGTCCATCAACAACTCTCCTTGGATCACAGAACTTTTGTATATTGTATCCTAAGTAAGGACTGAAATCAACCTTACCACCATAAGTAAGACATGCTGCTCCCAGAGCACCACCAGCGTCACCAGGACAAGGCATAATCCACATATTGTACATTTCCCTCAATCCAGTGTTTACGACACAGTTGAGGGCAACACCACCTCCATAGCAGATATTCTTACTATATGTCGATGCTCTTGCAAATATATTGTTGAGTTCTAATTGAAGTATTCTTTCCGCACTCTTTGCAATATCACACTTATCATAGTCTCCTATCCTCGCTCCCTTGTGATTATTCTTATGCAACTGCCTTTCTACTACATTCATATGCACTGGATTACCAAACCCTGCCATACCCATAAAGATATACTCTTCATCTAAAGGACGCAATCCCGCCCATTTTGTAAGTGCTGAGTACCATAAACCTATAGAATGCGGATACCACTGCGACCATCTCTTCTTATACACTGCCTTTCCATAATCTCCATACTCTGCAGTCCATATAGATGTAGTATCCCATTCACCTATACTATCGACAACAACTATCGCTGCTTCATCAAATGGCGATGTCTGAAACGCTGCTGCTGCATGAGATTTGTGATGACTGTAGTAATGTGTGGGTTTCAATGACAGATGTCTTTCTCTTCTCCACGCTTTCTGACCTGCAAAGAACTGCCGTGTTCTCTTCAACCACGGTCTTTCGTAAAATGATATCGTACCATCATGACATAATAACTGTGCTGTAGACGCAGCAGTGATGTCTAGATGTTTATCATGCTTTCTTTTAGAATATCTTTCTGAGTGTGTTGCATAACAAATCTTACCATCATTGACCACTGCTACTGCAGCATCATGAAACCCTTCACTAAATCCAATCATATATTCTTCCTCTTTTTCTCATATCTTTCATTTTTCTTATCATAACATATTCTTTAGCCAATTGTTCATAATGTTCACGTTCGGGGTAGTTGCCAGGATGTGTAGCAGTTCGTGTCAAATTGATACTATCAAAACCAAAGGTTTCTTTATAATCATCTCTATCCATATTGAAATAGATTGGTTCTAAACCTCTTTTTTGAAAATACCATTCGATTCTCCTTAGATTTCTTACGATACCATCAAAGTAATTCCATATTATTCCTTTATCGATTTTTGATATAGTTAGCATATTCTCCGTATTTAATCTTTGCAATACATGTTTATTACTAAATCTTTTTAATTTACTGGCAAGACAATCAATTATATCTTCTTTGTATGGAATAATATTTTTTCTTGATTTATATAAATTAAGGACATATTTTTCAAGATCGCTTATGTATGACATATCCATATTCATACTACCTATCATTTTTCTCCCCATCACATGAAACGGTTCAATAATTACATCAACATTACACAACTCATCTATAAAAGGTACAATATATTCTGTATTATTCTCCATATATGGTTCTAAAAATGAATTAAGATAATTTCTAGACGGTGATACTGGAAAATACTTGAGCAAATCACAAAAATATTTGTCAGTAAAGAATACTTCAACAGGATCTTTATCTTTCATCAAAGTGTCTGGAGGTCTTCTTTCTTCCACACCCCCAAAGTACTTTTTCATCAAATCACCTCCCTTTTCAAGAGTATTTGAAGTAAGTTTGATTCTTAGTCCTAGCATTTCGTCTTCATCGGGGTTTTTTGATAAAGAATTTACGACCTCTAGGTACTCATGTATATCTGGGCATATTACACCTTTTGATTTTTGACCAAATGTTGTTTTGGTTTTTACAGGTGTTTCTACCTCATTTTTTCCGTTTCTTACAACATAAGATTTTTCTATTCTTAGACTATACTCATCAGGATCATGCCACTGTTTGTAAAAGTAATATGGAAACTTATTTTTCAAATATGACTTTTTATTGATCTCAATAAGTTGCATCAAGTGCATTTTACCCATATTGGGTATTGCCCAATAATTAATCATCATCTTCGTAAATGTATGGGTCTTGGCGACGCAGTTTCCATAACTTATACTCACCTACTATCCATTCCCATAATCTTTTCATCATAATTCCCATTGGTAAGGTATATATCCGAATTTCTTGTTGAAATTTTTATACACCCAATCTAACTTTTGTCTACCTTCTTGCAAGTCATCAGACGATAAATCTTGCATATCGCTGTTCCATTGATGTTTTAGTCTTGGATTTGATTTTGGACCTTTTGTTCCTCTCTCTGGGTAATATACGTTAGCAGCCATTTTATCAATTTTATGTCCTATGAAATTTGATAGTTCTGTAGGATCTTCCCATACTTCCTCCATAATCACAGGATAAATTTTATCAAATACACTCCATGTTTCAAAAACAGAAACATAATCAGGAATAAAAGCATTTTTTGGTTTGTCAAGTTGACTTTTCCAGTATGAAATGCTATCAGGATATTGACTCTTTATCCTTTCCCATTCATTTGCTTTCTTTTCGTCTCGTATCTTCCACTCTGTGTCAGCGTTGTCGTTATCAGTATAATTCCTATAGTAATTTGATATTTGTGAGTAAGATCTTCTTACTGGATGTCTCCATATCATAGTCACACGCACATCAAACTCTTCTTGTAGTATTGGTGCAATTTGTTGTATAAATTTTGCTGGTAAGTCATTGTTAGCATTTGAGAAATCGCTCACACCTTTATATCCTTCTTTTACACGACTTTTCATATATTCAACATACCAATCTAAAGTGGTATTTTTTCTCACAAACTCCAATGTCTGACCTTCTTTATTGCGTCTGTGTTTATGTGCTGTATGCCAGTAATAATTTGCATGAACAGGTTTATACATTCTCTCCCATAGGTAATACAACATATTATTCTCTGTTGTCTCACCTACATGCCAGTATCTTGTTATATGAAGAGTTTTTGCAAGAGGTTTAGTAGCAGACCATCCCACCCCTG